GCTTCCTCCATTGACTTGGTTACTATGCTATCATAAGAATCGCTATAAAAGAAATGAGTTATAGATGGATTAGCTTTTAGGTATTCATAGGTCTTTAATATCTTATCACCGAACCCTTGCCACTCATGGGTGATAATATGATAATCCCATCCATACTTTTTTAATGACCTCTGTAAGGTAAGTGTCTTGTTTATATCAGATGCAGTTGTAATGAGTATGCACTTCATTAGTAAAATGGTTGATAAATTTCACGTTCACCTCTTATCATTTGGTGAACAAAGTTAATGACTTCTTGTGTCACTTCGCTGCTATGTTTTTCTTTCCATGACTGATAAGGTGTCTTGCCTTCATCAATATGGTCAATGTCGATGTGGTTTAGGAAGCAATTATAGAACCCTGCTATCTGTGACTTATGCGATGCAATGACATCATCATACCCATAGAGTGAAGGTTGGTATAAGAATCCCATCTTATCCAGTAATGCAGAGTTATACATTTGGCAAGTTCCTATTACGTGCCTGACTACTTCTACATTTATCCATCGACTTCCAGCTGTATGTGGCAATTGAATAAGTGTTGACTTATAATCTTCTTCTTCATGCTTTGGATTCTCCCAACAATCCTTTCTCTTCAGCCCTACGATGCCAATGTTATGGTCACAATCAATTGCTTCAATCATCTGTTCAACCCAATTATCACAATGAATAATTACATCATCATCCATCTTTATTGCGTGTTGCCCTTCCTTCCTGAACTGCCATGCCTTATTGATTGCTCTTGCAGTTCCGATGTTTGCCCCATTAAATATCTTTGTTACTCGTTTGGGTAGTGATAAAATGTAGTCAATTGTTTCATGATACGATCCATTATCGATAATGTATAGGTCATGTCTATGGTCAACATATGAATTAATTAGCCCATCAATGGTGCGCTTCGTTACCTCAAACTTTTTATTCTCAGCAGTATTATAAACTGCCATTGCTATCAATGCCTTATTCATAGGTGTAGTTTGAATGTTCATATAATCGTTTCATCATGTCGATGGCGCATGATGGACATGATAAGTCAGGTGGCTGAATGGTTGGGAATAATTCACTGTGAACTTGTAACATAGTCATTATGTGGCTGTGTGACTGATTATCGCCTGATACATATCCTGCTACCTTCCATGTGTTATAGGTTGAATAAGCTGACTTCAATCTTAGTATCTGTGACTCGTTCATTGCCTTGTGATGTATTTTGAGATTAGAAAGCCTGCAAACATCGATGTGAATGACAAAGATATAATTAAAACAATTTGATAATTAAAATAAATACATAACATAAAACATATCCAAAATGATAGGCACTTAGTACAGTCGAATGGTTTCATTCTTTTTATGTTAAAGAACCATTTGAATGTCTGAACCACATTGCTAACTGGATAGATTGCAGCTGCAATGAAAGGTGACAATATAATTATCCATTCACTATCGTATCCCATACCTGAACTCTTTTTTTATTGACTGTGTCTATGTGAAATCTATGCTTAACTGATTCATACAATGCATTGCCATAATCTTCACGCATTGATTTAGATTCAATCATTTTTTTAATTCTCTTATACCAATCTCTGTGGTTTCTATTTTGGTCGATAGCTACAAAGTTACTTCCATTGTGTATTGGTGAATAGGGAACTACATTACTCACGATGCATGGCTTCTTCTTGAATCCATACTCAGCAAGTTTTAATGGTGACTTGCATCGGTTGAAATCATTATCTTTTAATGGTATAAGGCATACATCCATTTCATCAATCATGGTTGCATATTGTTTTGCATCCTTACCCCAAATGCGCTTGTACTTTTCATCTGTGTTGATTAGTGCAGGTTCATATTTCTTTAGCTCATTAAAGTATTCAGATGTAATACATTTGTAATTATTGGTGAATATCAACTCATACTTAAATGACTCCTGATTATAGATAGGTGTTGGAACTTCTTCATACTTATCATTATTATTTACAATATGTTTCTGACCGTTACTGAACCCCCCATATACAATCTGATATTTGTTATTTAGCGAGTCATCATCATGGAGCAACTGAATTGATGAATCCATTAGTTCTATGTCAGGTAAATGACAGATGCCACCTTGCCACCCAACTCTGACTACTGGTGATGTGGTTGACTTATCAATCCACTGCTCTTCATTTGGATTGATAGCATTCGGCAATACTTCTACATTGGAATTATATATTCTAATCTTATCTGCAAGGTATGATGTGGTAGTGGTGATAAGATCACATTCTTTTATCGTTTCAATAATATGGTTGCTGCTTGACTTATCGAATGATGGATATAATACATGGTCGTTAGGCAGGAACCAGTAATCATCTATATCATAGATTACTTTGCATCCTGCTTTTTTTATTTTGGAAATTACTTCTTTTGGATTTAGATAGTGAGATAGTTGCCTTGTGATGACTAAGAGCTGATAGTCTTTGAAGAACTCTTCTTTCGCTTCATCAATGTTGTTAATCAGTGTGATGTTGATGTGCTTATAGTTATCTGCGATGTGGTGTGATGGAATATAGCATCTATGGTATTCAATACCTGACTCAGGCACATTGCGAAGGATAAGGACATTGTAACTTTTGGTTGTCATAAACTTTTTTATTTTATCTTTTGATTTCTTTAGTGAGAAGTGAATTGCTGATATTGGAATCGATGTCTGTTTGTGTAGTTTGCGAATAGAACCTTCATTCAGGTAGTGATGGAGGATGCGAGCATCATAAGGATATTTACCTTTCTTGCCTTGATTTATTTCTTCGGTATTGATGAAGCTCTGAAGACTGGCAGCATCATAAGTATTAGTATTATCATCTACCTCAGCAATGTTGATATTGTCACTTAGTTCAGTGGTGTTGTTCTTATTGTATTTGTAGTTAAATGTTGATCGTGGACTGCGCCACATGGTCATTGCTATTCTTACTGCAAACCATTTGATGTTGTTGTATCCTTGACTTTCTATTTCTTTTAACTTGGAAGGATTGTATTCGAGAAGGCAAAGTAATACTTCTTGGTATAAGTCATCTGTCATGCAGTGATTACCTGTAATCTTCTTACAGATGTTGATTAGTTCATTTGACTTATATAGGTCTTCAAATTTCACAAATTGACTTTATTTATTAAAATTTGAAAATCTTTTAAACTTCTAACTACATGATATTCAAATCCAAGTGATGTGATTGACTGCATAAATTCTATCTGAGTATGTTGTTGTTTGCCTGTTTCATTTTTACATTCAATAAAAAGTATGCGAGAGGGAAGAATTACAATTAAATCACTTACACCTGAAAGTAGTCCAGTTGCCATCATTCTGCTGAGTTCATTTGTGTTGCTTCGTTCATTTGGGACTGAAAATATAATACATCTTGGATTGTGAATTTTAAGGCAATAGTTATTTCTGAACCATGATACTATTTCATATTGTATTCTATTTTCTTTCATTCATTTATAATGTATAATCATTATACTGTGAATTATTGAGTTCTCTATTTTGCCTCCAAATCCATCCTTCTGAATACCCCTTTAGTCTTGCATATTCTCTTATCATATTTTTGCTTCTAATAATACGCCAAATAAAAGAAGATTTGTATCTCTTAATTCTTTCCAAATATAATAATTCATCCAAACAAAGCTGAGATATTTTTTTTCCTTTTACATTATATTCAGTTGGTTTTACTGCAACCATTACTCCAACAGATGGTTCATTCTTCACAACAGTAAATACAAATCCGCAATATTCACAAGCACCGCATTTAATAGATACCATAGCTCCGCACCCTTCACAAGTTTTAACCAATGGAGCATTCAGGTCCTTACTCTTTTTTTTCTTTTCTGCTAATGTCCAGCTGCGATCTTCATTCCACATTCCATGTTCATTATGATTCATTCCGAAGTCAAGCACAGTGAAGTGTGGTTTGTCAGGATAAATACGCGATCCTCTTCCTAAGCACTGCAAAAACAATGGCAGTGATTTAGTTTTGCGATTCATGATAACAACCTCAATTGATGGTTCATCATATCCTGTGGTAAGGATTCCGCAATTGTTTAGTACAGGAAATAATCCATTTGAATAATCTGTAAGTATCTGTTGCCTCTGCTCATGTGGTGTATTGGAAGTTATAAATCTTGCATCAATACCGGCACTGACAAACTCTTGATTCATTTTTTCGGTGTGTTCGATATTTACATTAAAAACAATTGTCTTTTTATTATGTCCATATCGCTTCCATTCTGTAACAACTCCTAAGTAAAGTTTTGACTGATTATAATGCTTAAATTGTGATTGCTCTGAGTATTCACCTGCAATCTCTTCAAGGTCACTGAAGTCATCCTGCATCTGATAAGCTATACACTTAGATAAATAGCCTTGCTGTACTAATTCGGGTGTATCAATCGGCTGAATAATATCTTTATAAAGTTTGGAAATATGTAATCCAATTGGTGTTGCAGTAACTCCGATTATTTTGGCATCAGTATATTTTTTTATAATTGGTGTGAAGTTGCCCTTGTGAGCTTCATCACATATAATCAATTGTGGCTGATATTGCACAATATCTCTTCTTTTAAAAGTTTCTACCATTGCAACTGTAATCATTGCATCAGCATTAATAATCTTTGTTTTAGCGTTTAGTTCCTGAATAGGCACATTATGATTCAGAACTGAAGCAATGGTTGCCTTAAATAGTTCTATCCTATCTGTAAGGATAA